AAGATGCACTAAGAGCAAAAATTGAGGAGTTAGAAAAACAAAGACCTATCAACAAACAACTTGATGCTTCTCAGCAGGCATATCCAAATCTTCCAATGATGGGTGCTAGGGTCTCACCTGCTGCTGGAACACTTCAGAATTCTCTGTTTGACGATATAGAGGCATACGATAAATTAACTCTCTCTCAAAAGGACGCTGTTCTTAAGACATATGAACGTAGTTTGAAAAATTTCACACCACCGCCTGCTCTCCGTGATTATAGAAACACTTCTCCAGTAAGTGGAACCGCAATGGGTGCCAATCTTGGAACTGCTAAAAAGATAATGATAGATTATCTAACAAAAGATTGGGATAATAGAGTTGTCGCAGACAATGAATATCTTGGGAGAGATTATATAGATAATCAATTCTTCAAAAATGTTATCTTTGATAATGATAAAACAGTAGTTGGTGGTGCTGACGCTGTTGTTGGAACTGGGCAACCTCCAAGAGTAGATCCTAAAACTGGAGAAATTGTTGTTAGAGCCAACTTTGATTTTAATAAAAATGAATATGAAGCATCTGGTGATCCAGAAAAGCAGGAATTTGCCCAACGGTTAAAGAGGTTTGGGGGTATGTCTGACTATGCGTTAGATGCTATTGTGGATGGTCTTCCAGGAAATCTTGGAACACTTGCTGGGATGGCAATCAGCCCGTTTGTCGCCGGATCAAAATCAATAGGTAGAGGAAATAATATTCCAATTGTTATTAGATTTACACCACAAGAATTGAAAAGAAAAAACAAAGAACAATACGATCAACTTGTAAGAATGGGATTGATAAAGGAATCAACATTTGATAAAATTAAAAAACATCGGTAAACCGAACTTCTGATTTTTAAAAGCGTGCTATAAATAAGTGTGATTGCCTTCGGGGATCACACAATACAAACTCGCTTTTAAAGGAGCTAATAACCATGGGGAACTTAATGAAGTTTCATACGAAGGATCTGCCTGAGCTGATGGACCGTATAAATAGGTACAGTATCGGCATGGATAATTACTTTGACCGTCTTGGGACACTGCACGAGACGCAAACTAACTATCCGCCATATAATCTAGTTCAACTAAGCAACGTAGAATACCGCTTAGAACTAGCACTTGCAGGTTTTAAAAGAGAAGAAATTAATGTCTACACACAAGACGGCAAACTTTTTGTCGATGGAAAAAAAGGAGATGCTGAGACCGAACGAACTTATGTTCATAGAGGAATGGCTCAAAGATCATTCACAAGATCTTGGACCCTCAGCGATGAAACGGAAGTTAGATCAGTTACTTTTGAGGATGGGTTACTGATTATTGATTTGGGAAAAGTTGTTCCAGAGCATCATCAAAGGAAAGACTATCTCTAAATATTAAAGAATATCGTCGCCGCAGGGGGGCAACTGGCAAAATCCAGTTGATGCCCCTCTCTTTTTATGCTATAATGCCGACAGGTGATATTCTGACATGTCCGTTAAATTAGTCCTATTGAAGTCTGGCGAGCAACTCATCTCTGATGCCAAAGAACTTGTACAGGATGAGGTTGTTCACGGATACCTTCTAAATAAACCGCACAAGGTTGCCACACAAAAAGCACTCTTCTTGACTGAAGAGAATGAAGCACCTGATGACAACGTTGAGATTGTATTTTCTCCTTGGATCTTGTTGTCTTCTGATGATGACATCGTTGTTCCCAAAGATTGGGTCGTAACGATTGTGGAACCCTTGTCGTCTGTATCTGAAATGTATCGGGAAAAAGTTAATGAGCAAAGCAGTTAAGTGTCTCCTCGTTGATGTAGATAATGTTCTCATCAGTGAGGTTGTTGAGGTTGATGCAGAACTTGGTGATCCAAACTGCAAACTGATCAACCCATATCGTTTTCTTGGTGAAGGTAAATTTGAACCCTGGCCAAAAGCAACAAATCAAAGGGAACTGATGATCCGGTCAGAAGACATTCTGACTATCGCAGACCCTACCCCAGAAGTTGTTGAAGAGTATCTGAAACTTACAGAATGAGATTTTACACGAACGTCCAAATGGTCGGGGATCACTTCTTGGTCCGAGGTTATGAAAATGGTCGCCATTTCATGACTCGGGAGAAGTTTTACCCGACTCTTTTTGTCCCATCTAACAAGAAAACAAAGTACAAAACTCTTGAAGGTGAATATGTTGAATCTGTTGAACCTGGAACTGTTCGTGATTGTCGTGAGTTTATCAAGCGATATGATGGTGTAGATAACTTCAAGATCTACGGAAACGATAGATACATCTATCAGTATATTTCTGAGAAGTATCCTGAAGAAGAGATTAAGTTTGATACTACCAAAATCAAAATCTCCACGATTGATATTGAGGTCAAGTCTGAAAATGGATTCCCTGACGTTGAGTCTGCCGCTGAGGAAGTTCTCCTCATCACTGTGCAGGACTATACTACCAAACAGATCCGCACCTGGGGTCAAGGACCTTTCAATAACAAACAGCAGAACGTCATCTATAAAGGTTTCTCCACTGAGTATGAACTCCTGAATGACTTCATCAACTGGTGGATGATTGAGGAAAATACTCCTGAAGTTCTGACTGGTTGGAACAGTGAACTGTATGATATGCCGTACCTAGTGCGACGTATTGACAGGATCCTTGGTGAGAAGTTGATGAAACGTATCTCACCCTGGGGTCTTGTCACAGAACGTGAGACCATGATCATGGGTCGTAAACACATTTCTTATGATGTTGGTGGCATCACGCAGCTTGATTACCTAAATCTTTATAAGAAGTTCACCTATAAAGCGCAAGAATCTTATCGTTTGGATTACATTGCCAGCGTAGAACTTGGACAGAAGAAACTGGATCACTCCGAGTTTGATACGTTCAAGGACTTCTATACGAATGGATGGCAGAAGTTTGTAGAATACAACATCATTGACGTGGAACTTGTTGACCGTTTGGAAGACAAGATGAAACTGATTGAACTTGCTATCGTTATGGCATATGACGCGAAAGCAAACTATGCTGATGTGTTCTCACAAGTTCGTATGTGGGACACTATTATCTACAATTATTTGAAGAAGAGGAATATTGTTATTCCCCCGATTGTCCGTTCAGACAAAGACTCCAAGTACGCAGGTGCTTATGTCAAGGAACCGATTCCTGGAAAGTATGATTGGGTGGTTAGTTTTGACCTTAACAGTCTCTACCCTCATCTTATCATGCAATACAATATCTCACCGGAGACCTTACAAGATACTAGACACCCTTCGGTCACCGTCGACAAGATACTGAACGAAGAGATTAACTTTGAACTGTATAAGGATACTGCCGTTTGTGCCAACGGTTCAATGTATCGTAAGGATAAGCGTGGGTTCCTTCCAGAGTTGATGGATAAGATCTATAAGGATCGCACCATCTACAAGAAGAAAATGTTGCAGGCAAAGCAAGATTATGAAAAGACCCCAACTAAGGCACTGGAAAAGGAAATTGCCCGATGTAACAACATTCAAATGGCGCGTAAGATTCAACTTAATAGTGCTTATGGTGCTATTGGTAATCAGTATTTCCGTTACTACAAACTTGCCAACGCCGAAGCAATCACCTTATCTGGACAAGTCTCCATCCGCTGGATTGAGAACCGAATGAACAAATACCTGAATAAGGTATTGAAAACTGGGGATGTAGATTATGTTATTGCTTCTGATACCGATTCCATTTATCTTAATATGGGTCCTTTGGTTGAAAGTGTATACAAGGGAAGAGAGAAAACTACTGAAGGCGTTGTCACGTTCCTTAATAAGGTGTGTGAGATGGAACTTGAAAAGTATATTGATCGTTGTTACCAAGAACTCGCGGATTACGTAAACGCTTACGATCAGAAGATGTTTATGAAGCGTGAGAACATCGCTGAACGTGGCATCTGGACTGCGAAGAAGCGATACATTCTCAACGTATGGGACAGTGAAGGTGTTCGCTATGAAGAACCCAAACTAAAGATGATGGGTATTGAGGCAGTCAAATCTTCTACTCCTGCACCTTGTCGTAAGATGATTAAGGATGGTCTCAAACTTATGATGAACGGAACTGAAGAAGATGTGATTGACTTCATTGACAAGTGCCGTGTTGACTTCAAGAATCTTCCTCCTGAAGAGATTGCTTTCCCTCGTTCAGTGTCTGATGTTGTGAAGTATAAGTCTCATGCTGATATTTACTCCAAAGGAACTCCTATTCATTGCCGTGGTGCTCTCCTCTTTAATCACTATATTAAGGAGAAAAAACTCACCAATAAATACTCACTTATCAACAATGGCGAGAAAATTAAGTTTCTCTATCTGAAGAAACCTAATATCATTCAAGAGAATGTCATTTCGTTTATTCAGGACTTCCCTACAGAACTTGGTCTTGACAAGTATATTGACTATGACCTACAATTTGAAAAGAGTTTTGTGGAACCACTCAAATCCATTCTGGATGCTATCGGGTGGAACGTTGAAAAAACTGTAAACCTTGAACTATTTTTTGCGTAATGGACTTTCTTAAAGAAATTGTAGAAGAGATTGGTGATGACTACACAAAACTCGCATCCGATATTGACGATACTGAAAAATTTGTGGATACGGGTTCGTACATTTTTAACGGACTTGTTTCAGGGTCTATATTTGGTGGTGTATCTGGGAATAAGATTACTGCCATTGCTGGCGAATCTAGCACTGGAAAAACTTTTTTCAGTCTCGCCGTTGTCAAGAACTTCTTGGATTCTAATCCTGATGGGTATTGTCTATATTTTGACACTGAAGCCGCTGTTAACAAGTCTCTTCTCGCAAGTCGTGGGTTAGACCTTGACCGCACTGTAGTTATCAATGTGGTCACAGTTGAGGAGTTTCGTAGCAAGGCACTCAAAGCAGTTGATATTTATCTTAAGAAACCAGCAGATGAACGCAAACCCTGCATGTTTGTGCTAGACTCTCTGGGGATGCTTTCCACTGAGAAAGAGATTACTGATACACTCAACGACAAGCAAGTTCGTGACATGACCAAATCCCAACTAATCAAGGGTGCTTTCAGAATGCTCACACTCAAGTTGGGTCAAGCAAACATCCCAATGATCGTTACTAATCACACTTACGATGTCATCGGTGCTTACGTTCCTACCAAAGAAATGGGTGGAGGTTCTGGACTCAAGTACGCTGCCTCTACAATCATCCATCTCTCAAAGAAAAAGGAGAAAGATGGAACAGAAATCGTTGGAAATCTTATCAAGGCAAAGACTGCTAAGTCGCGTTTAAGCAAGGAGAATCAAGATGTTACGGTGCGCCTTTATTACGATGAGCGTGGTCTTGATCGATATTATGGTCTTCTTGAGTTGGGAGAACTGGGTGGTCTCTGGAAAAATGTTGCAGGTCGTTATGAAATAGGTGGCAAGAAAGTCTATGCCAAGGCAATCTTGAAAGACCCAGAAACATACTTCACTCCAGAGGTGATGGAAAAACTAGACACAATTGCAAAACGAATTTATTCTTATGGAGCGAATTGAGACAACTATTCTGCGAAACCTTGTTTTCAATGAAGAGTACTCTCGGAAAGTAATTCCATTCATTCAACCTGATTATTTTGAGCAACGCTCTGATAAGGTTATCTTTGAAGAGATTACCTCATTTATTGTGAATTATGGTTCTGCTATTTCAATTGAGGCACTATGCATTGAGATTGAAAATCGCACAGATCTTAATGAAGGAGAAGTTAGAGAAACTAGAAACTTAACTTCAGAATTGACTGATGCTCCAGTAGATCATCAATGGTTGCTAGATACTACTGAAAAGTGGTGTCGTGACCGTGCCATTTATCTTGCTTTGATGGAATCAATCGGCATTGCTGATGGGCAAGATGATAAGAAGACTCGGGATGCTATTCCTAGCATCCTTTCTGATGCATTGGCAGTTTCGTTTGACAACAATATCGGACATGACTACTTACAAAACTACGAAGAAAGATATGAGTTCTATCACAAGAAAGAGGACAAAATCCCGTTTGACCTCGAATACTTTAACAAAGTCACGAAAGGTGGTCTACCTAACAAGACTCTTAATATCGCGCTTGCTGGTACAGGCGTCGGCAAGTCTCTATTCATGTGCCACGTCGCTAGCTCCGTGCTGCTCCAAGGACGGAACGTTCTCTATATTACAATGGAGATGGCAGAAGAGAAGATTGCTGAACGAATTGACGCGAACCTCCTAAACGTCCCTATTCAAGATTTGACTGACTTACCTAAGTCAATGTTTGAAAACAAAGTGACCAATCTTGCTAAGAAAACGCAGGGCACTCTTATAATTAAAGAGTATCCGACTGCGAGTGCACACAGTGGACACTTTAAGGCACTTCTTAATGAACTTGCACTTAAGAAGTCATTTAGACCTGACATTATTTTCATTGATTACCTTAATATATGTGCTTCCTCGCGGTATAAGTCTGGTGTTTCTGTCAATTCATATAGCTATATTAAGGCTATTGCAGAAGAACTTAGAGGTTTGGCTGTTGAAGCAAACGTCCCTATCGTTTCTGCCACGCAGA